TTTCTCACCATCTTGATTCATTGTGTGTGTACCTTCACAACCTATTTCCTCAGCTCTTGCTTCTGCTTCTTCTTCAGTTGTAAACACATCACTAGCAATCATTTCTTTTGGATTTTCACTAAATCTTGAAATCTGTTCTAATCTTGCTTCAGCTAATTCTAGAGTTGGATAGCAACCCATGTTCTTTCCAGTGTCTTCAGCAATTACACAAAACTGATTTCCTATCTTCTCAATGACCTTCTCTTCAAATCTTTTATAACTCTTTTCAACATTCTCTTCGATATCTTCTGTAATAATTTCTGGTGTCTCTTCTGGTTCTGGTGGATTATTTTCAGCAACTGGTTCTGGCATTTGCATGTTTGCTGGAACTGACATTATTGAATTAGATATTAAGTAAACTTCTTGCGAATCATTTACTGGTAGTCCAATTTCTTGTCTTGCTTCAGCTACAGTAATCCATCCACCTTGTACTCCAATATTCAATCTTTCATATTTAGCAGTCTCATCTTGCTGGAGAGCTCTTACATCTGACAAATTATATTCAGCAGATATTGATTGAGCTGATTCGTAGTTGGAAAGTAATACTTGTTGTGTCAATTCTTCTGCAATCATTCTCCATAAAGGAATGAGCTTCTGTTCTGTAAAGAACTCTCTAAGTTCAGAAGTATTGTTGTAGGTCGCATGTTTTAGTCCAGCCCCAAGTCCTGCAAGAATTGCTGGTACTCCAAGAACTGCTGATATTCTTTCCTCTGGAATTTGTCGAAGTCCTCCTATATCTAAATCTTTAGGACTAAAAGAAAGTTTTTCTACATTCATTGCTCCAGATAGAATTAATGGTTTACCTTTATTCTTACCACTAACTTTAGATTGATATGTCTTAGTAATCTGTTGAGCTTCTTCATCAGTTAGCCCATATTCATCTTTTGGTGAAATCATTATTGAAGGCACTCCAGAGTTTGCAAGAAGAGCTGTAGCCATCTGACCAGCAGACTCATCTCCATAGATTTCTCTTAAAACTGTTTTTAATGGGGCAAAGCCTTTTTTATGGTCTTGAGAATCTAGACCTAATTTAAAATGTACCAGCTCTGTTGAATCAAGTTCAACTTTCCCATCATCCATTTCGTAAACATAATGTGTAATCAACTTCTCAGAAGTTCCTATCGCTTCAACATTCTCTGGCATTAAAGGATAGAGTGCAACGAGTTCACCCGCGTTGTTCTTTTGTTTAAGTAAGTAAGCATCTCCAGATACGTGCATAGCATTAATAATATATTGCTGAACTACATCTCCAGACATAAAAGGATTTGGTCTTCTCATTAAGTTAGTGAAAGGATGATTAACTATCTCTTCTTTCATGCCTTCTTCATTCTTAAAGTTGACTATGAGTGTTGCTTCTGAAAAGGATAATCCAAGAACTGAAAGACAAGCTACAACAGCTGAGTTAGATGCTCCATTTCCTAGACCGCTTAAATTATAATCACCAGCTGAAGTGTTCTGTCCAAGAATGAATGAAGAGTTATTCCTAAGGTTTGTATTCTCTCTTAAGAAATCAAACCCTGTACTTCTTTTAGTCTCTGCTGTTCCGAATATAACTTCTCTAAATGTTCTTCGTTGTGCCATGCTCTCCTTAGTAAGCTATTAACTTTGCTTTTCTTGCTACTTGTAAAATGGCATATGCCAAGCTGTCAACTTGGTCATCATGCTCTCCCGCTGGAAATTGTAGCAACTCTTTTTCAAGTTCAGAGTACCACAAACTATCGTTAGGAAAGAACACCATTCCAGATTCCATCTTAGCCGATAAAGGCAAAGCCCTTGAGAGCTTATCCCTATCTGCCTTAAGTTCTACAATAGGAAGATTAGTCTGTCTTCTTGCAATTTGTATCAATGCAAGTTGATATCCAGCTCTTTCTATTCCAAACAATTCTGGTTTCCATTTTTCGTTTACTTGTTCTAATAACTTTAGTACATCGGGAGCTTCTAATCTATCTCTATGAACATCTAATACAAAAACATTATTAGCCTTATCAACTCCAATTGTTGTGACAACAGTGTAATCAGCAGACTCTTTTGTGCTTGTTGCTAAGTCAACTGTACAAAGTATTCTTAAATCTTTTTGCTTAACAGTCGTATCTTTTGTTTTGATATAAGTTACATTATGATAATTTCCATTATCATCAAACTCCTGTGAGCTGTATTTATCATAATACCTAAACCATTCTTTCTTAAACAATCCCCCAGACTGTTCTACAAATTGTGCGTCATACTCTTGTGAGTAAAGGAATGAACCTATCTCCTTCTTTGCTATCTCAAGCTCTTTAATCTCTACAAGAGGATTTGCTTCAGTTGGAAATTGCCATCTTGACCAGTCTTCTTTGTTTTCAGCTTCATCATAAATCTTAGCGAACCAGTTAAATCCTTTAGGTGTACTAATAAATAAAGCTCCACCTTTTCTCTCAGTGAGCGTAGGTCTAAGAACTTCTTTCCATGTCTGCTCTTTAATAAAGGCACACTCATCAAGTACAATGAAGTCAAGACCAGCACCACGAAGTCTATCTGGATTATCTGCGGTTCTTACTGTTACGAAGCCACCAGCTTTTGTGTAAATTGTTTTCTCAGATTCTTTAATCTCCATTCCATAGTCAGCTCCCACTTGTCTAATTGTTTTCCATCCTTCCATTGCCATTGAATAAGTTGGAGCAACCCACCAAGCATTCTTGCCTTCCATAGCTTTGGCTAAGCAAAGAAGCGTCCCTAGTCTGGTCTTTCCGAACCTTCTTCCAGCGACTAAAACTCTAAATCTCTTTTTAGATTTGGCAACTTCTTTTTGAGCTGGATGTAGATATGGAAGAGTCACATTATATCTGACAGTCCTTTTTAGTTTTTCAGAATTAAAATCTGTCTTCATTACCATTAAGCCATTCCATAAACTCTGTAAATAAATCAGTAAGGGTTGAAGGATTGACTGGAGTTATGAAATACATCTGTGGCATTAGGTTTTCAAATTCAATATCTTGAATAGGAAATTCACTTGGAGTATTTTCATACTGTTTAAAGTTAATATCCATTCCTAAGTTCATCACTATATCTACAAACTCTTGATTAATATCTGGCATATCCGAATCATTCATGATTATCAATCTTAACATCTTCTTTTTTTTCCTGCTCTTCTTCGATAGTATCGATAATATCAGTATCATCTGTGAGCTCTACGTTTTGGAAATCACTATATAATTCACCATCTGCCCACTTCATATCAAGCTCAATAACTTCTTCAGTATTAATTTGCAATTTAGAAGTCTCACCAAACTGAGAAGGATATTTTCTCTCCATAATCCATTGCAATGCTCTGATATTCCCTTCTTCTCCAGCAACTTTAATTGTCCGAAGCATTTCAACTTTGCATATTGCTTCAGCATCTCTTATTCTTTTAAAAATATTTTCAAATGCTCTTTCACCAGCTTCTGCTTTATTTCTCCAGTCTCTAAATGTAGCGGAAGTTATACCAGCATAAGCACAAGCATCTTCAATGTATGAAGCATTCTCTAGAGCAAAGACCAATCTGTCTATTACTTCTTTATCGTCAAACTTATTTTTTTTCTTTAACCCGAAAAAATTTCTGTCATTATCATTCATGTACCAACAATAATAGTATTAATCATTAAATTGATAGCCAAAGTTTTTTAAAATTTCAACAGCAACATTTTCTACATCATCTATCTCAAAACTGACAATGCCTTTAGTTGAATTATCTGGCATAGATACTTGAATGAATGGCTTACTTCCAGTCCCGATTGCTTTATGTGATGCATCAGATTGAGCTTTTGACTTATAAAATACTGTAGCTAGAGGATTTACCTGCTTACCTGCTTTGACCTCTACTCTTAAACCTGTTCTCCAGTTCTCTTCATGTGCATCAGCTCCATAGAATTTATTGGCTTCAATGCCGAGTTTTTTCTTTGCTAAGTTTTGCTTTCGTTTTCCCTTAGCTTGATTTCTTCTGTTGATGCATGTTCTACATTTGCATTTATGTTTTTCAGTATTTGTATTTTTACACTTACCACGTCCAGCAGTCTGAGAGTTAGGTTGCCCAGTTCCGCTCCATCCCGCATGTTTTCTTTTCTTATAGTCTGAAAAGGTTTCGTCTGGTTGCCATTCTGTATTATTCTTCTTCATAAAGTTTTATTAGTATATTATCTCTCCACTCATTCAATATATTGATTAAACCATATAGTACTATTTCTAGTAGCTCATAAAAAAGTTGTCTCACTTACAGCTCCTTATCTAAATCATCCAAGATTATTTTATCAAATATATAACTCATTTTCTAAACTCCATAGCTCCCCAATACAATAAAACTGTCACTGTGCAAATGTAAAATGCTTCCCAGAATTTACCTAAAGAATCTAAAAAATTTATCATCTGACTCCCAACAATGTCTGCTTGAATTCCAGTGATGCCAACCATCATTGTAAACAAGCCAACTTGCAATCTTAGTAGATAGAATCATCTCAGTTCTATCACCTTTAAATTTAAGTTTACCTTTTAACCAAGACCATGTCGCGTCATTAAATTGCCATCCACCAATATCCTGCGTTCCATTAGTATTATTTCCAATGGCATTAGCTCTTCCAGAGCTTTCACAAAAAATTATTCTGAGTGCTTGTACTTGGTCTTCTGGTTTAAAATATTCCTCAACATAAGGTTGCCAAGCCACCACATGATTTATCTGATGTGATACTTTTTTATATTCACAAATTATTTGTTGAAAGTGATAATCAACTGCTGGACTCAATGAGAGAAGACAACTTATCGTTGAGTTGAATAGTAATTGTGTTATTATTTTCTTCTCCTATCACGCTCATGATACCTCTAGGCATATTTCTATATACAAAGTGGTCTCCATGCTTCATTACAAATCGAACCTTAGTTCCATCATTTTCAATAGCTATAATATTATTCATACTATTTATTATAAATCAAGAATTGTGAATTGTTATAGAATTCTTAAATTATCCCACCCAGCAGAGCTGACTGTGAATGTCACAATTCCATGAGATGTTGTCAATCCTAATTTTGCTTCTAATTCTGTCGACGTATCAAGACTTGGAGATTGTATCCAAGTTCTTCCTCGCTCAGTTAAGATTCTTAAATGATGAAAATGTCCAGTGACTAAAATGTCAGCACTGCTCATCGGTAGCCGAGCCATTGCTTGATTAGACCACCACTTGATTAATTTACCTTCAGCTCCTGCTCCGCCACCAGAGATATGTCCATGATAAAATCCTACACGCTTACCTTTAATCTCTAGTAATAAATAAAACTCATTAGGTATAACTGTCTTGACATGCTTGTAACGCTCTCTGCCATTTATAACTTCTCCAATTATTTGAAAGATTGTTACATCCGAATTATCTAATCTAGTTGTTGCGACTTGTCCCTTAGAACTTCTGTATTCTGAATGATTACCCGCAACTCCACCGATAATTATATTAGGAGCTAATCCTAACAATCCATCAAGAACTTCTAGAACCATTAGCCGAGCCACTTGCTCTTGCTCTGTTCTTGTAAGCTCTACATTAAACGCTTGATGGTCAAAGAATCCCCAGCAATTTTCGATTAGGTCTCCTAATCCTATAATGTAAATCTCATCAATGACAGTTCCTCTTTTTTTAAGTTCTTTGATATTAGCTTTTGCTTTGATGATTCCATTCCTAATGTAATCTACTGTCTCATCAACTCCCCACTCAGCTCTGTACTCGGATTTACCGAACTGCCAGTCACTGCAACAAAATATATATGCATGTTCTCCTAAGTCTTGAGATACTTTAATCGGTTTTTTGTTACGGATTTGAGCTTTAAGTTCTTTAAAAAATTTATCTTTTTTTGGTGAGCGTTTTCTAATTGTTGCTTTGAAGGCATACATGTCAATAACCCTTCCACCTTTAGCTTGAGCATTCCATGTTGAGAATTTGATTGTCTCTTCTTCAATAAAGAATTCATCTGGGTTAAATCCCCATTCTTTTAATAAGGAATTGTATTTGAAATTTGATTCTTCAGCTTGAACATGAGTTACAACACCAGAGTTAGATTCATTATCCCATTCTCTTTTTGGCATCCATCCAGTTGGAAAGTAATTATTGCCCAGCTCTTTGTTGCTTGGTACTTCTTTTTTTGTATCA